TGCCCATCCTGATCGCCTGCATTGCGTGGCTGCTGGGGCAGGTAAACACGTTTGAGACCCGTCTGACCAAGATTGAAGCCGCGATGCCTGTCTTGATCACACCGGATGGTGTGCCCACGGACAGCCCGCTTTCGGCAAGGGCCAGAGGGGAATTGCGTGAGCATCTGACAACCGAGATCAACGACCTGAAGGTGCGCGTCGGGGTCATCGAAAGCAAAGCTAAATGATCCCCAACCCGATCATGCTTTACGCGGCGGCAGGCGCCCTCCTCGTCGGTGCCGTCGCAGGATACAAAGTCCGCGATTGGCAGTGTGACGCGGCGTATGCAAAGGCTCTGGAAAAGGCGGGAAAGCAACGTGCTAAAGCCGACATCATCCTCGATACAAAGGCCGCAGAATATGAAGAAACACGCGCCGCTGCCGATGTGCGCTCTGTCGAGCGGATCAACACCATTCGTGAGATTTACCACACGGTGCCTGCCGCTGCTGCCAGTTGCGCTCCTCCTGACGACGCTGTCCGGGTGCTCCTCGAAGTCATCGGTAATCCAAACACTGAGGCCGCCGCCGGCCAATCTGGCGAGCCCGTGTTCCCTGTTAAACAATCCGCCCAAGCCCTTCCTCGACCCAGCCCGGCTGCTGTGGGAAAAAGACCTGATCGAGCGGAGGAATGACTGCGCGGAGAAACACCGGCTAACCATCGAGGCGTGGCGCGAAGCTAGTCAATTGCCGCAAAAGTGATATAAGGACATCCCATGGCCACGACGATGACCTTCACGACGCTCCAGCAGGACGTGCGGCGCTATCTTGAGCGCGGCACGACCTACGCGTCCGACCCCGTCGTTTTTGAGCAAATCCCGCGCCTGATCAATCTGGCTGAGCGGCGCATCGCGCGCGAACTCAAGGTGCAGGGCTTCATCAACGTCGTCAGCGGCACGCTGCAGAGCGGCGTGGCCGTCTACCCCAAGCCCGACCGCTGGCGCGACACGGTGAGCATCAACATCGGCACCGGCAACCAGAACAACACGCGCAATGTGCTCTTCTCGCGCGCCTACGAGTATCTGCTGAGCTACTGGCCGGATCGCACCGCGACTTCTCAGCCGATCTTCTACAGCGATTACGACTACACGCACTGGCTGATCGCGCCGACGCCCAACGCGGATTACCCCTTCGAGGTGTTGTACTACGAGCTGCCGCCGCTGCTGGACGACGTGGTGCAGACCAACTGGCTGACCGACTACGCGCCGCAGCTCCTGCTTTACGGGACGCTGCTCGAGGCCACGCCGTTCCTGAAGAACGACGAGCGCATTCCGGTGTGGCAGAACATGTATGATCGGGCGGCGTCTATGCTCAATGGCGAGGATCTAGCCAAGATCCTCGACCGTTCGGCCGTGCGTAAGGAGGCTTGAGGTGACGAACACCTACACACAGATTTTCGGCGGCACGACGATCTACCCCTCGGATGTGTCGTATCTGGCGCTTGCGCTGACGGCCGACATCACGTTGGAGTGGCCACTCGAGAGCAACGTCACGAACGCGCCGGCCGCGCGCATCATCGACGTGACGCCCACCGGCGCATACTCCATCTTCCTGCCGCCCGCCGATCAAACGGGCACCGGCCAGACCATCCTGTTCAACAACCTCGGGCCGTCCACCATCACGGTCAAGAACAGCGTGGGCGGCACGCTCCTGTCCATCGGGCAGGGCGAGCAGTGGCAAATCTACCTGACCGCCAACACCACCGCCGCCGGCACGTGGCGCACGTTTCGCTACGGCGCGTCCACGGCGCAGGCGCAGGCCTCGACGCTGGCCGGCTTCGGCCTGACGGCCACTGGCTCGACGCTGTCGCAGTCCACGCCCGTCACACTCTTCAACAGCAACTACACCGCCGGTGCGCCCGATCGCGCCAAGATGTTTGTCTGGACGGGCGCACTCGGCATCCTGACGCTGCCCACCGCGTCTTCGGTCGGCAGTGATTGGTTCATCGCCGTCCGCAACGGCGGAAGCGGCAATCTCACCATCGATCCGCAGGGCCTTGAGACGATCAACGGCGCGGCGTCCCTGACGCTCACGCCCGGCGACAGCGCCACGGCGGTGACGGATGGCACCAGTTGGTACACGCTGGGCCTCGGCCAGAGCGCTCTGTTCGCCTTCGACTACACGTCTATCAACCTCGCCGGTCTGAGCGGCAACTACACGCTGTCGGGTGCGGAACTGAACCGCGTCGCCTACGAGTTCACGGGCGCGCTGGCGGGCAACGTCGAGATCGTTGTGCCGCAGACGACCCAGCAGTACTGGGTGGCGAACAACACGACGGGTGGCTCCTTCACGCTGCGCGTCAGGACAAACCCCCAGACGCCGGGTGTCTTTGTCGCTCGCGGCAGCCGAGCCATTCTCTACTCTGACGGGAGCGTCGTGGTGAACGCCGAGACGGCAAGTCTCGCGGTGCCGATCGCCGTCAGCGACGGCGGCACAGGCGCGATAACGGCGGGCCAAGCGCTGATTAATCTGGGCGGCACGTCGGTGGGCATTGGCGTGTTCACGGCGCTCACGACCAACGATGCGTGGACGACGCTGGGCGTGGCTCCGGCGGGCACCGTCAACGGCGGCACCTTCTAAGTGGCGGAGAAAATCGTCCAGATACGGTCGCAGGCGGGCATCAAGCGCGACGGCACCAAGTTCGAAGGCGATAACTACGTCGACGGGCAGTGGGTGCGCTTTCAGCGCGGCCTGCCGCGCAAGATCGGCGGCTACCGCGCGATCAGCAAGTATCTGCGCGAGGTCAGCCGCGCGATGCACGAGTTCACGCAAAACAGCCTGACCTACGTGCACAGCGGCTCGGCCAACCTCGTTGAGCGTTTCTCCATCAGCAATGGCTTCAACACGTCGATCATCACCAATCGCACGCCGGTAACGCTGGCGGTTGACCCGAACAACATGTGGCAGTTCGACGCCATCGCCGCGCCGGGCCTTGGCGGCATGCAGCTCATGGCGCAGGTCGCGCCGAACCTCGAGTGCATCTGCAACGCGGACGGCGGCCAGCTCTTCTTCGGCGACTTGTTCGGCACCGCGCCGCTGCAGCCGGTGACCAACCTGCCGACCGGCTACAGCCTGTCCGGCGGTGTGGCCGTGCTGCACCCCTACACGTTCATCTTTGGCAACAACGGCTACGTGGCGTTTTCGGTGGCGGGCGACCCCACGGACTACACCAGCCTCGGCTCTGGCGCGGCCAACGTCGCCTCGCAGAAGATCGTGCGCGGCATCGCCCTGCGCGGCGGGCCGGGCAACTCCCCGTCGGGCCTGTTCTGGTCGGCGGACTCGTTGGTGCGCGCCTCCTTCATCGGGGGCGACGCCATCTTCCAGTTTGACACGATCAGCACGCAAAGCTCGATCCTCGGCGCGAACACGGTCATCGAGTATGACGGCATCTTCTACTGGGTGGGCACTGACCGCTTCCTGATGTTCAACGGCGTCGTGCGCGAGGTGCCGAACGACCTCAACCTGAACTACTTCTTCGACGGCCTCAACCAGTCGCAGCGCCAGAAGGTGTTCGCGATGAAGGTGCCGCGCTACGGCGAAATCTGGTGGTGCTACCCGCGCGGCGAGGCCGTCGAGCCGTCGCACGCCGTCATCTACAACGTGCGCGAGAACACGTGGTACGACTGCGAGCTGCCCAACGGCGGGCGCAGCGCGGCCGTGTCTCCGACGGTCTTCCCCAAGCCGATCATGACTGGCGTTGTGCCGACTGCGGCGGGGGAAGAAATCCGCGTCACCGAGGCAACACCGGCCGACACGCGTATTACGGAAGGCAGCGACACGCGTATCACGCAGGAAAGTGGCGCGGATCAGTACCGCCTGTGGCTGCATGAGGTGGGCGTGGACGCCATCGACGGCATCAACATCCAGCCTGTGCTGAGCTTCTTCGAGACGGGCGATCTGTCGCTGCCGGTGATGGGGCAAGAGAACAAGGCGCTGCAGGTGCTGATGGTTGAGCCCGACTTCGTGCAGAGCGGCGACATGACCATGCAGGTGACCGGCCGCGCCAACGCGCGAGCGCCCGAGGTGTCAACGGAGCCGCACACCATCTACGAGACGCCGCCGACGCCGCAGGATCAGGTCGTCTACTTCAAGACGCAGCGCCGCGAGTTGCGTTTCCGCTTCGAGAGCAACGCCATCGGCGGCGACTATCAGATGGGCTTGATACTGGGGCACCTGCAGCCCGGCGACGGCACGGTGATCGGATGATCGACCCGCGCCTAGAAGCCTTGCGGGCTGATTTTGTCTACGATCCTGACAGCGGTTTGCTGCACAGGGTCAACGGCAGAAAAGCATTTGTAACTCAAGATACGCATGGCTACTTGCAAGGGCGCGTAGCAGGCGTGCTCGTGCTAGCTCACCGCGCAGCTTGGGCTTTGCACCACGGAGAGTGGCCGAATGGTCAGATAGACCACATAAACGGAAACAGAACAGACAACCGGATCGACAATCTCCGTGTAGTTTCGGCTACCGAAAACGCGCGGAACGCAACCCTTCGTGCCGACAATCGCAGTGGTGTTCCCGGCGTGGGATGGCATTCTCGTTACAAAAAATGGACGGCTAGAATAGGGGTTCAAGGGCGTCAAAAAACGATAGGCTATTACGCTACGCTAGCGGAAGCGGCTGCTGCTCGGCGCGTTGCGGAGACGGAACAAGGCTACCACCGCAACCACGGGCGAGTGTCATGATCGACCCGCGCGGTTTGACTTTACGCGACTGGGCTGACTCTGTTATACTGTCGGTTGGTGATGCGTGGTCGTTTGGTCGGCTTAACGACGAGAACGACTGGCAAGATTGGGCGGTAGCCTTCTTGAAGGCGTCGCCCTTTTCAACACGCGCCGTGCCCGATCCGTATCAATTCGATGACTGGCGCGAGTGGGCAATGCGGGTCTACCCGATGCTTGAGGGACAGGGCTAATGCGGTACGGCGAAGACAACTACGAGAACAACTTCCTCGACGACTTCTCCGGCTACGGCGGCTACGGCGGCTACGGCGGCTACGGCGGCCTGCCACCGGTCACGACGTACACGCCACCGGTCGCGACGTACACGCCGCCTGCCGCAACGTACACGGCTCCGATGGGCGGTCTTACGGCTGCGCCCTACAGCCCCCCGGAGTTAACGCCTGAGTTCCTCGCCGAATTGCAAGCATCCGCCGCCCTGATGAAGCAGAAGATAGAGGCGGCGTCTGACCCCAACCGCAACGCCGCCTTCGACAAGTATGTTGCCGATCAGGCCGCGAAGGGCGTTGAGGTCGCCTCGACCTATACTGGCGGCGGTGGCCCGCTTGGCAGTGGCGGCGTACTCGGCGTAACTGATTTCGCTCCGGCTTTTGATCCCGCGAACCCGGCAGGCACCACGGGGCAGGTCGTTCGCTTTGATCCGGGGCGAATGAACGCGCCGGTCGTTTTCCAGCCCGGCCAACAGTATGTGCTGACCGATGCCTCCGGCGAGAATGTCGTGGGCCGCGCCTCTTCGGTTGAGGAACTACAGAAGCTCGCCGCCGCGCAGGGGAACATGCCCTACGGTTTCCAGTTGTATCAGGCCGATCAGCAAGGGAACTACAAACCCGGCACGCAACTTTTCGGTGAGACAGATCCGCGTACTAAAGGATTTATGGGGGCTATTGTAAATTACGGATTACCAATTGTAGCAGGTATTGCTACTGGAGGAGCCAGTTTGCTACCTGCAATGGCGGCCTCTGCCGCCGCGTCAGGTGCCTCCAAGCTAATGACAGGATACACACCAGAAGACGCAGCAAAAGCCGCAGCGATTGCGGCTGCTACAAGAGGCGTGCTAAAAGGCACTGGCCTTGAAGACAGCATTGGTGGTCTATTATCAGCAAAAACCTCTGGGGTCACTTCTTCAGCTATTCCAGCCGGCGCACTTTCTGGTGCACCCATGTCAGTTATTCCAGCCGGCGCACTTGGTGGCGCTAGTGCGTCAGCCATTCCAGCCGGCGCATTCTCTGGCCTCGGCAGCGCAGCGGCTGGCGCTGTACCCGAAATA